AATGGTATTTTAATGAAGACTGCACCTGGTATCCAAGTCCATTTTATAAGATTTAGGGAGTGAAATGATATGCCTGATAACAACGAAAAAGTTACGATTCTAGAACCATCAAACCTAGAAACGATAGATACCGCATTGTTTGATTGGGTTAATGAAGGGATAAATGTCTTTTCCAATACTAATCGCGGGTGGATGAAGATACCAGTTATTTGGGTGAGTGCGGAAAGAGCACACCAATCTAAGTCAGACAAGAGTCTTCGCGACAAAGAGGGCGCCCTTGTTTTTCCCGTAATAACCGTGGAGAGAACGAGCGTCGAGAAAGATCTGTCTTTCAAGGGATCCCTCCAGGCGAATATATTCCCGGTTAATGATTATCGCGGCGGTTCAATCGCCCTCACTAAGGTTATTAACCAGGATAAAACAAAGAATTTTCAGAATGCGGATGCCAAAAAGACATACGGTCAGTTGAATTTCAAGGTGAACCCAAAAAACAACAAGGTGGTCTATACCCACAAATCTATTCCCATTCCTGTTTATGTGACCGCTATGTATAAGATTATTTTGAGGGGCGAATATCAACAGCAGATCAACGAAATGAGTCAACCATTTATGGTTGCGACAGGGGGAATTAATAGTTTTATTTTGCGGCAAAATGGCCACCGCTACGAGGCATTCCTTCAGTCTTCCTATTCCCAAGAGAATAATATTGCCGACATGTCCGAGGAAGAGAGGATATATCAAACATCGATTGAAGTGAAGGTGCTCGGCACGCTAATAGGATCAGGCGACAACCAAGAGAAGCCCCGCATCGTAGAGAGAGAGAACGCTGTAGAGTTTAAGTTCTCCAGGGAAAGGGTGATAATGGGCGACGATCCAACTCACCCTGACAACTGGGGCAAGTATAGAGAATAAAAAGAGCATTTTGAAATTCTAAAAACTATTTACATCAGGAAAAGAAGCGCCTGAAAAGCACAATGCATATTTTATATTACGAGGAGAACAGAAAACTATGTCGGTAAAGAAATTCAAATTTGTATCCCCTGGAGTTTTCGTTGACGAGATCGACAATTCACAGTTACCAGCCCTGCCAAGCGCAGTGGGCCCAGTAATCATCACAAGAGCAGAAAAGGGTCCATCAATGGTCCCGGTGCGTGTTGATTCGTTTGCTGATTATGTTGAAACTTTTGGTAACCCTGTTTATGGTGCAGGTAGCAGCGATGTATGGAGAAGCGGACCTAATGTTTCCGCCCCTGCTTATGGAACGTATGCGGCACAAGCTTATTTAAGAAATCAAAGTCCCGCCACGATTGTTAAACTGGCAGGTATTCAGCATGCTGATGCCTCCGGGTTGAATGGAAGTGCCGGCTGGGAAACGAACACATCCGAAATGAACGCTGGTTTCGCCAACGGAGGCGCATTTGGATTGTTCCTTGTAGAATCCGGATCTGCGGCAGACAACCTAATCACCGGTTCTCTGGCAGCAATCTTTTACTGTTCGGAGGGCGTCGTAGAGCTTACAGGCACTCTGGCCGACGATGTCACTACCGCCAGCGGAACCGCAGGGGTATTCTTATCGGATGCTACACCACATCAATATACCGCACTTGTGAAAAACTCGTTAGGAGTAGATACCGATAAAATTGTATTTAACTTCTCCGAGAACGATAAACTTTATATTAGAAGTGTTTTCAACACTAACCCGACTTTGATGAATACCTTCGCCGGCGATAACGAAAAGACTTACTTCCTAGGTGAGACTTTCGATAAAAACATTAGCGATAAACTCGCTTCTGGCGCTAAGTCGTATGGAGTCATCTTAGGATTGAAAGCTACTGTTGCGACAATTGATGTACAACAGAACTGGCAAGACATGCAACTTAGCAACGCATCTACTGGGTGGTTTTTTTCGCAAGATTTAGGAGCTCCGTCTCTCTATAATCCTGAGAGTATGCAGAACCTCTTCAAGTTTGAAGCGATTTCAGGCGGAGACTGGGCACAAGCAAACCTCAAGATTTCCATTACGAGCATTAAGGCATCCCCGAACTCAGATCGGCCATACGGAACATTCACGGTTCAGATTAGGAATATAGGAGATTCAGATGCTAGGGTTTCACTAGTAGAAACCTATAGTGACGTAAATTTGAATCCTAATTCTCCAGATTATATTGCCCGAAGAATCGGTGATTCTTATAGATTATGGGAGGAGTCAACTAAACGATATCAAACTTATGGAGATTATGTAAATCAATCACGATATGTAAGAGTTGTTCTGGATTCATCCGTCGCCGCTGGTGCCGCAGATCCGAAGTTCCTTCCATATGGTGTATACGGACCAACACGGTTTGATTCCTTCCAACTGATTACCGGATCGATTGTTAACCCAGATACATATGTTACCGATGACATTGTTAACTCAATGGGTTCAGGCAGTGACTTTGTTGATGTTGGCACGCTGCCTTTCACGGCATCGTTTGAATTCCCAGAGTTACCTCTGCGAGCGAACAGCAACGATGCAACTTTGATTAATGAAAAAGATGCTTACTTCGGCGTTGTAACAAACGTTGCTAACACTCCCAGACTACAGAGGGATATTCCTGACTATGTTCTAAGGAAACCGGGAAACCTAGATAATGAGGGTGTCACTGGTTCTCTAAACTATTCTTGGGTTTTCAGTTTAGATGACATCTCTGGATCAAGTACGACGGCAGAGGCAACATATATCTCCGGTTCACGTAACGAGGGCACATCTCTTACTGCTCAGTCAAGTTATGAAGCAGTTCTTGATGCTGGATTCAATAAGTTCACTACAATGCTTAACGGCGGATTTGAAGGTTTGAATATCTTAGAAAGAGAACCTTTTGCTAACCGGCTGTTGTTGGGAGGAACCGCACAGAGCAATTATGCCTTCGCATCAATCGAGCGAGCAATCAATGCGGTTGCTGACCCGGATGTTGTTGAATGCAATATGCTGTCGATTCCCGGCATCACCAACACGACTATTACCGCAAAACTCTTGGAAACTGCCGAGAACCGAGGCGACGTCCTCGCGGTAATCGACCTTGCGGGTGGATACCAACCAGAAACGGAATCAACGGAAAGTGCTGACGCTCGAATCGGTAGCGTGTCAGACACCATAAATCAGTTGAATCAACGAAACATCAACAACAGTTATGGGTGTGCTTACTATCCGTGGGTCCAAATCAACGACACAGTGACGACAGGCGGATCCTTATGGGTGCCACCTAGCGTGGTTGCCATCGGGACGTTCTCTTCAAGCGAAAAGAAGAGTGAGGTGTGGTTCGCTCCTGCTGGATTTACCAGGGGTGGGTTGACAGAAGGAAGTGCAGGATTGCCAGTGACTAACGTGCGGCAAAGACTAACTTCGGATAATCGTGACGATCTGTATACAGCGAACATTAACCCCATCGCTCAATTCCCAGCAGAAGGTATCGTGATTTTTGGGCAAAAGACATTGCAAGTGACGCAATCTGCTCTTGACAGAATCAACGTGAGACGAATGCTGATTTTTGTTAAGCGTGAGGTTTCTCGAATTGCAGCTAGGTTGGTTTTCGATCAGAATGTTCAGTCAACGTGGAATAGATTCTTGGGTCAAGTTAATCCATTTCTAAGCAGCGTCAAAACAAGACTGGGACTGCTAGATTACAAAGTGATACTTGACGAAACAACTACTACACCAGAGTTGGTAGATAGAAACATTATGTATGCTAAGATTTATCTGAAGCCAGCAAAGGCACTCGAATTCATAGCACTTGATTTTATCGTAACGAGATCTGGTGCATCTTTTGATGATTAAAAAAAAAGTTAATAACTATTTATAGTTATAACAATAGGAGAAAATAAAAAATGGCATTTTGGAGTGAAACAAGTACATCAGATCCCTTGAGGCAACATCGTTGGCTCGTTTCCATCGGGGCCCCAGAGATGTCGGACTACATTAGTTATGTCTGTAAATCCGTCGCCAAACCAAAGATGACAGTTGGTGAGACAGAACACAAATTTATCAACCACACCTTTTATTATCCCGGCGGAGTGACATATGATCCCATCACCATCACTCTCGTTGACCCAACGTCTCCTTCGTCCACTCAGGCCTTATATAGACTCCTTCAGGTTTCGGGATATCGACCGCCCGATCAGATCATCGATTGGACTCCAGGTTCCACCGACGTCTCGACTATCAGCAAAAGGACAGGCGTAGGCGCCCTCATTAACGCTAAGATAAGTCAGTTGAATGGTGACGGCAGCGTGGTAGAGGAACTCGAATTGAATAACGCATGGATCAAAAGTGTTGATTTCGGCGGCAACCTTAGTTACGAAAACGAAGGTCTTGTCGAGATAGCCGTTGAACTCAGGTTTGATTGGTTCACTCTCACGGTTCACGAACCACAGTTGAGTGCCAACCCGGCAGAGCGTATTCTCTCGTAGATTAGTGATCGAAAATAATGTTTAAATTTTGCCTTAAGATGCTTTATACTGTAGAAGGAAATCTTAAGAAGATTTAACGAGGTAAGAATGACAAAACGGAATAACGAGGAGCGTCTCGGGTTACCTTCGACTGGTGCGAAGGATACTGTAGACGCTTCCGCAGCAGCGGTAGCCGCGCCATCTGGCGGCGGATTATCTTTTGTGTCGCCTACTGCAATGGTTGACCTCCCCTCGGAGGGGAGATACTACCCAGAAGGGCACCCACTACACAATCAACTATCTCTTGAAATAAAAGAGATGACAACAAAAGAAGAAGACATCTTGACTTCAAAGTCCCTGATACAAAAAGGGGTTGTATTTGACAAGTTGTTACAAAACATCATTGTAGATCCCAGAATCAGTCCACAACACTTGCTTGTTGGCGATAAAAACGCTCTTCTTGTCTCAGCGAGAGTTAGCGGATATGGGGAGATCTACGAAACGAAAGTTAATTGCCCTTCGTGCTATGTTTCGCAGGCAGTTTCCTTTAACTTGCTCAATGCAAACGTCAAGGGCCCAGTAGATCTCTCAGAAGCTTCCGAGAATGTTAATTCTCCAGTTTCTGAAACCGGAGATCTTACTTTTTCGGTGCGACTTCCTAAATCTCAGTTGGATGCTGAACTTAAACTGATAAATGGGCAAGATGAAAGAAAGATTACAGCAAACCGCGCCATGCGAAAAAAGAGAAAGATGCCAGAGAACATTCTCACAGAGCATCTTAGAGCATGTATTGTTTCGGTTGCCGGCACAGCAGATAGGCAGGAGATGGACGGGTTCATAGACAGAATGCCGGCACAGGACTCGCGATTTATCAGAAAGGTGATGAGCGAGATTACTCCAAATATTGATCTAACGCAAGAGTTCGTTTGCGATGAGTGTGATTACGAGCAGGATTTGGAGGTTCCTATTAATGCAGAATTTTTTTGGCCTGACCAATGAATACACAGAAGCGGTTTATGAGCAGCTCTTTGTTCTGAAATATCACGGAGGATGGAGTTTCATTGAAGCATATAATCTTCCCGTACAATTAAGGAGCTGGTTTGTTGAAAGATTGCTGAAGCAGATAAAAGAAGAAGCGGAAGCAATGAACAAGAAACAATAGAAGGCACCCCTCAGTGGGTGCCTTTTTATTTGTTATGAAACTATTTATCTAGTGGAGGATTTTGTTCTATGGATAACGGTGAAATGGAAAATGTAGACGGTGATGGCGGAGATATAGTATCTACTGTCATTGATTTTAATGAAATGAGGAATAGCGACGGAGAGATAAATGAATCGTGGATCCTCACCTTCGGATCGACTCTTCGGTGGTTGATGCCATCCTTGTTTCGTGGTGCATCTCTCCCCGTAAACATTCGCGGAACTAAAAGTCAAGTTGGAAACTTTGCGAATGTGTTATCAAAAGAAAAGAGATACCTTCAGTCATGGAAAAGTAATGGATTAGATAGCGCTGTGACATATAAGAACAAGGGCAAACTAGATTCAGCAATTTCAAAATTTGAGAGAGCGACTGGATTAAGGTGGCCATTTAAGTAGATTACATCGCCCCCAATAGGAAGATAAGACAGAATGACCACAGATGAAGACAAGCGCACAAAAGACAAGCGCACAATTGCCCTGCAAAAAGATATCAATGCTCTCCTGAAAGAGCAGAGGGATATCAAAGAAGAACTCGCGGATTCAGCGGGGGAATACAATAAAGAAATTACTAAGGCACTTTCTATCAGTCAAAAACTTCTGGTGACATCCGCAGAAAGAAAGCAGATGGCACTGGAAGAGGTTTCCGAAAACCAAAAGATTGAACAGCAAAAATTGGAGTTGGCAAATTCTATACGTGAGGAAATGGAAAAGCGAATATCACTTCTCACCATCGAAGGGGGGATGAACACAGAGGAGCTGGAAAAACTCACGAAGAAACTCGACCTGGCCACCAAGAATCAAGAAATCGCCAAAGAAAACCTAGATACTTTAAAAGATCAGGCATCATCCATTCAGGCACAGAAGACAATCAGTGAAAAATCTGTGGGTGCTTTTAGTTCAATTGCTGGCAGTCTGGGTATTGCGAGAAGTGAAACTGCCGACATGGTGAAGGGCATGGCATTTGCGTATATAGAGGCGGTGAAAACAGACGGGGTATTCAAGGGAACCTTGAAAACTATAGGGTCACTAGCAATGGCTTTCTGGGACGTTTTCAATCCAGTAAGCATTATATCATCATTGATGGAAAAAATTATGACTGCGAGTATAGAATTCATGCACACTAGTTCTGCTGCGTTGGCAAACTTCAGCAAATCAGCTGGGGATGCCGGCGCCATGGCATCAGATGTCTCTGGCGCAATGAATCTGGGAACCGGTGTCAACATCACTGAAGTTGCCCAAGCAGCTAGCGGACTCGCCGGATCGTGGAATGAGATGAGCGATGCTGCTTCGTCCACGCGCAGAATGGTTATCCGTACAGGTGCCGAACTTGAGAGGATGGGGTGGAGTGCTGAAGCATACGGAAAATCTATAACTTACATGCAATCCGCGTTGGGTATGAGCGCAGAAGAAGGCGCAAAGGCCATGAAAGGGTTGGCCTCTGCCGCTCACGGCCTCGGAATGTCACAGACAGAAATGGCCTCAAATTTTTCTTCGCTCCAGGCAGACCTGGCACTCTATGGGGGGAGGATAACTGATAAGTTTCTTGAAATAGCCGCCGCAGCAAAAGAAGCAGGAATAGAGATGTCTGATGTTGTCGCTCTCGGATCCAAGTTTGATACTTTTTCCGGTGCCGCCGATACAGTGGGGCAACTCAACAGTTATCTTGGTGGACCAATGCTGAACAGTTTGGAAATGTTTCACCTGCAAGCAGAGAAAGGTCCAGTGGCAGTCCAAGAAGCGGTTGTCAGTGCGCTTAGGGCATCCGGGAAGACATTCCTGGATATGAGCAACGCAGAGAAGCTGGCATTCGCCGAAACACTCGATATGAAAGTTGATGCGTTCGGGTCACTGATGGGATATCAATCTGAGGAAGCGAAGGCGAAAGAGAAGGCAGCCAAAACAGAAGCGAAGCAACAAAAAAGATATCAAAAAATGCTCCGCTCGACAATAAGTTTGGCAGAGCAGATTCAATATTTCTTTCAATCAGTATTTGCCCACCCAGCGGTGATCAGCGCACTAAAAGATTTCTTCGAGGTTCTTTATGGGAAGGACACGAAGGAGGGTCTTGGCGCAGTTACTAAATTGATTGGCGGCGGAATGGCAATTGCAATAAGAATTGCAACCAAGGTGCTTGAGAGACTGACGAAATTGTTTAATGACAAATTTGGGCCCATGCTCAAAGATGCCAGTGGTGGAGTTGATGGAGTCGGTGGATCTTTCGAGAAGCTCGAGATTGTTGCCGGCGACGCCGCCGATTGGATCATAGAAAAGTTTAAAGGTATCTTCGATGCAGTCGAAGAAGTAGCATTGGTGTTTAGCGGAGAAAAGAGTTTTTGGGATACGGCATTTGGAGACTGGTTGCAGGAAGTGGCGCTGTATGCGACCGGTTTCGCCATTGCTATTGGACTTATTGCGTGGGCATTGGTGGCGTCATCGGGCCCCATCACCGCAGCCTTCATCGCGATGGGAACAGGCGGCCTGGTCCTCATACCAGTATTGCTTACTGCGGCGCTTGCGTTCGCCGCAATAGCCCTCGCGTTCTACGGCCTAGCTCAGGCAATTAAAGAGATGGCAGGTCTATTCGATTCGTTAGCGGGAGTATTCATTAGCATAGGAGTTGCCATCAACACATTAGGAAAATTTATTGCGGACATCTTCACCCTCGTACTTGAGCAAGGCATCATCAAATCGGCGAAAATAGGAGCCTTTATCGTAGATCTCGGGTTTTCGGTTGGAAAGTTCGCGAAACAAGTTAATAAGATTAATTTTAAAAAGTTAAAAGCCCTTAATGAGTTTATTGTCCTCATGAAGACGAATATTCCCACTGCTGCCGCTGGGTTAACAAAGATGGCGACGGCCGCCAATAGACTTTCCAGGGCACTGCGGAGAATGCCGACGGGAAAACTCGGATCCTTCGGGTGGAATGTGACAAGTATTTTTAACGCTGTTGGCAAGATAAAACCCACCGCAGTTGGAAATGCTACAACCATTATTCAAGAGGCAATCAAGTATCAGACAGAGGTTGCTAAAAACTCCGACAATACCGATGCCCTCGCCGCCCTATTGACGGCCACCTCGGGTCAGTCAGGTGGTACAGCAGGAGCGGGACAACCGATTAACATTACTTTGGAATTGGGCGGCCGCGTCCTCGACAAGTATATCTACGATAGCGTCAACGGAGCGCTAGCGAAGATTTGACAGCGATAGCACTGATACATCTAAAAAAAAAGATTCTTTTCTATTTATAAGATGTAACGAAGGAGAAATATTATTATGCCCATAGGACAAGGCCCAGAAAGATCTCACTTGTCTGATTGGACAAGCGACGACCTCAGAAAAGAATTATCATATGGCAACGAAGAGCCCATAGGTGCCGTGGAGAGTACTCTCAGGGAAGGTCCGCCGTCGCCCCCACGCGAAGTCTACTATACAGATCCTTCAACGGAATGGGCGATTAAAAAAGGATATTTCCTTGAGATACTTCATTTGAATTCGGGAAAATCAGTATTCTTCAAGGCGTTTTTAACAGACTTCTCTGACGCCTTCTCATCTAACTGGAACAAGGAACCAGTATTCGGAAGGTCGGATCCTATTCAGACATTTCAAAACACAGAGCGCACCATCAGCCTGGCATGGGATCTTGTTTCTTCTAATCTGAAAGAAGCCAAGGCAAACCTCATTAAGGCGAATAATCTTATAGCAATGCAGTATCCGTCATATGCCGGAGACGCCGACCCCTCGGCCACAAGCATAAAATCGGGACCACTTTTCAAAGTGAAGATGGGTAATCTGATATGCAAACCAGGACTGGGCGAAGAAGGCGGAATGGGGCAAGCACAGCTCGACGGACTAGCATGTACAATGGGAGGGTTTCAATATAGCCCGAGCATCGATGACGGATTTTTTGATCCTGTTCCGGGGATATTCTATCCACAAACAATCAACATCGACATTGAACTTTCGATTCTTCACGAAACCGTTCTGGGGTTCGATGCCCAAGGCAACTCGCTGTTTCCGAACACAAACGCAAGCAACGAAACTAGACCAGGGTTTCCATACGGCGGAGCACTGCCGGGAACTGTTTCTGCCGACGCAAACAATACAGGCGTGAGAAGTACGCTGCCGGATTATTTAACCGCTCAGCTTGATGCCGAGCGCACCCGCACCAATGCCCGCGCCGCATCAGAGTTGCAAACCGCCCGGGCCCGGGTAGAGAACGGAAACCGCATAGCGAATGTATACGATGCCGATCACGAAGACTATGGAATTGTGCAAAGGGGCATACAACCAGGATTTAAATCTTACTTGGAATTGCAGAAAGATCTTATGAACCGGCGATTGGAGATTCAGATGAATCAAATATTGTCTCCCCAGACAAGGAGAAGTACAATACCAAAAGCGATTAAATTTCTCAAGGGTGATCCTTTTGCTTTTGATTGATAGGAGATAGCATATGCCTTCAAGATACGACAACGCCAAGATCGGCCTCAATGACTCAGAGATGTATAAGAAGCAGTTTGACAATAGGGGTGTTAAGTTTATAAGACAACTGAAAACATCTGTCATGTCTTATCCATCTGCCGCCGAACGATCTTTTTTGGATGCTGATGGGCACGTCTGGGCGCTGGGCGATAAATTCTATAAGTTATCGAGTCAATACTATGGGAACCCAACTTATTGGTGGTTAATCGCGTGGTATAACCAAGCCCCAACTGAATCTCACCTCACTCCCGGAACTGTTATAGAGATACCTCTCCCGTTTGAGAGGGCCATGGCACTGTACACGAAGAGAACATCTTAGAATGGCAGATTTCAAACCAGCACTCGCATTTCTGAAATCAATGGGCGTCCCCGCCGAAAAGGTCGAGGGTCTGGAGGTACGTCTTGCCCAGCAGGCCATCGAAGATGCCGACTCTGTAATCGCTGCCCTACAGGCCGGCGACCCCGAATACTGGCCAGCACGCGAATTGACTTTTGAGTCTCCGTCGTCTCTTCAGTTACCAGGCACGTGGAATTGGTGGGACGGGTACCAAGGAGGGGGATTCGTCGCCAACGAAGGCAACAAGACGGATAAGTTCTGGGTAGATGTTGCAACGGCAAAATTCAAGCAATTACGGGCTCAAGGAGGCCTTGACACAGACAAAAATGTGGCCAACAAAAAGAGCAAAAAGAAAGGTGGTCGTGCCGCTGCGAAAAAGAAGCAGGCACAGGATGGAACAATCTACCAGCGCGAGCAAGCTTTTCTTCTTCAAAATATCCAGGACATTTTAGGGAAAGAGAATGCCCTTCCCCCCCTACAGCATCATCTCCCAAGACTGACAGTCGTAAGCACAGAAAACACTCTAGCAGGGGAGCTCCTGTCGCCAAAGGAAAAACTGCTAAGTCTTATGTCTGTTAGTCCGAAAGATTTAAGTGCTTTAACTCCTTATATTCGGATATACAAGAGAGATAAAGATATCAGCACTGGGAAGACCCGCATAAGGGAATTTAAGTTTTCTTCTCATAGCCCCGATTTATACGAATACTTAAAACACAATAGCAAAGGGTCAGGTGCCAATATAGGATTGAAGAGTTTTAATTTTGAGATGACCGGCGATAACGATTATACTTCCACCAGAAAAATGAAGTCTGAATTGGTTCTTTATTTTAAATCGTTTAATGAATTAGGCACATCAGAAAGTGATGACGAAACTATTGGATGGCAAGAGTTGCTCTTTGCTCACAACTCTGATTCGAGTCCAGCTCTTGATGCTCTCTTGCAAAGCATTGACGATGACACCAGTGTAGCCGAGCGTGCGGCAAAAGAAGAACTACTCGGGAGCGTAGATCGTAGTGCTCAGATTCTAGTAGAACTAGGATATAATTTTTCGGACAAGATCATTGAAGATCAGGAACTTAGGGATGCGGTAGTTGATTCCCGTATGCTGCTGGGAATTAACCCCACTACTAATGACTTCAATTTTAGTGAAGATGGATCCTCAGAAGTAACTCTTGGCGGGATTGCGCACTTAGAGTCAATTGGGTCAGAATCTACGGCGAACGTGCTCGAACTTGGAGTCGTCGAAGAAGATCTCACCGAACTTGGGCGCCTCGAAGAGTTGTTGAGAGAAACTGTCAAAAACATTGAAGATGAGGACCAGAGCAAGGCCAGAGCGGAGCTCAAAAAGCAAAAGACGGTAACGGAAAAGAATATCAAAAAGAAACGCAAGCAGCATGCTTCGGATAGATATGGGGGGTTTATAAAATTTCTTTATGATAATCAGAGATTGTTTAGTTTCACTATCAAAGAAGCGGAATATAAAGAAGGAAAGTTGCCCCCAGATACGAATTTCACACCAATAAATGAAGGCAGCGCCCCCGCTGGCGCCGCCGAGATGGTACCAGGTGGTGGCGGAACCGGCAGCAACAAACATAGATTACCGAGAGGACTAGATGCTAAGAAGGATAAGGCAAACAATCATACAATAGGGTATTTTTATCTTGGGGATCTTTTGAATTACATGGCCTATGCGCTTGTCGATGTAAAGGACCGCGCCAACTTCGCCGGCAACGACGTGCCCGCCTTCATACCACCCGATACCACGGGTCTGGATACCATTGACGCCGAGCTCGCCATCGCTGTTGCACGTCTCGACTATGACAGTTCGGTAGTTATCAATCAATATTCTGCTCTTGCCTCACTGCCACAAGCTAGTGAAATTATTGTAGGCGATTTTTACTTTCATGTATTCCCTCCCGAAACAGGCCTCGGTAGTGACGCCTGGGAAGAAAAAGATTGGTACCAGAACCCACATCGCGAAAACTTGACGAAGCTTCCAATAGCATGGAGTCTATTCGATGTATTTATGCAAAAACATGTTATAAAATCAAACAGATCCTTCTATAACTTCGCCGCTTTTTTGAATGATGCGGTGGAAGAATTAGTCGTTGCTGCTCTCGAAGTCGGCGTCGCCAACCGCATTCGCAATAACAAAAAGGTTCAGAAAAATAAAATAATCGCACTGGCGAACCGTATTAGCAGGACATTTGCTTCGGGGATTTCTCCTGGATTGATAGCGGCCAGGCAGCAGGGGACCGGCGCAAATTTCGATGACCCGGTGCTCGCCGAAGTTCTGTCGCCGTCATGGAAAATTACAAAACCGGAGATGGAAAGATTCCTTGGAAAGACCGGCGACGATCCCCAAGATCTAACCAACTTCATTTGTATAGGGGGAAGCATGCTTCCTTTCAACAGAGATGTCGGCAAAGACGAGCAAGAGGACGCCAAGGTGGGTATATACCATATGCGTGGTGGCAGCGCAACTGGGATTGTCAAAAGTCTGGGTTTTACGCAAGCAGGTTCTAGACAAACAGACATCGCATTGCAGGCGGCACTAAAGAGAGGAGATACATCTCTGGGACTCGGCATCTTTAAGCAGCGCTACGACGCCGAAGTGACGATTTATGGCAACCCCTCATTTTACCCAGGCCAGCAACTGTTTTTGAACCCCTCCATCGCCGGTCTGGGAGATATCCAAGCTGCAAAAGGGATAGCACGCAAGCTTGGATTAGGAGGGTTATACCAGATACAGACAATTGCTGTGGACTTGGGGGTAGGAACCCTAATGAGCACATTGAGTTGCCAACAAACCGTCAGCGATTTTGGCGACGATCAAGGTGAGGGGTAATATAGAATGAAATATAGTTTTGGTTCGAATCTTCTTGGGGCCCAAGAATCTTTCAAGGAAAGAACGAAGTATATTGAAAATTATTCTACTGGATTCTCTGATCATAGTTTTGTAAATTATTGGTATGAGCATATGTCGTATGGGAGGGTAGATAGAAATCAGGACGCTATCTACCCTGCTTCCGCTTCTGTGGATATGAAGGCAATCCCAGGCGAAGAACCGGTGTCTGCGATTAACTTCGTCACCGATGCTTACGTTGGTATGCAGAATGATGTGAAAGAACTCATCAGACTTGGAGCAATTTCCTCCACGGGGTTGTCATCTAAGATATTGAGTGCAAAGAGGGGGTGGAAATCTCCACGAGAAGATTATTTTTTATACATTCGCAATACATATGATAATCTTATTTTCCCCTTCTTGGCACACCCGGCAATAAGCGCAGAGATCGTTAACTTTCCAGACTTTGTAGAACAGTTTACATTGTTTATTGATAGAATTACTCTTCTGAGTCCATACACGATGACGGAATATCTGCTGAGCAATCTCTCTACTCCTCTCTATAGCGGACTCGTAATCGAAGTTGACAGCACTAGCGATCAAGGGGAGGATGTGTATAAGATAGCTTCATACATGAATGATCTGCAATTTGAAACTTATCGCCAGTTAGCAGCAAACAACGGATTCAACTTAGACAAGAATGCGCCATGGAGACTTATAGCTATCCCCTACGCACCTCAGATGACTAGCTTTATGGACAGATATGATGTTGACTATGGAACGTTAACAGAGAAATTCTATAAACTTTCTTGTTTTTCTGATGTTTCTGATCTAAAATTCTATCTGAAGGAATTCTACAACACTTTTGTGGGACAATTCCCAACTGTGCACGTTCCAATAATAAAGGGAGAAAACCGAAAAAGAAACTTGACAAGGGTTGTGAGGCGTGATATAATGACGGACGAACAATACCAAGAAGAGTGGGAATCTGACAATGCCTTTTGGATACGATTATATATATACGTCAGAGCGAAAGAAACAAATCGCGACTGGAATCAATACAAATTTGATCAGGTGTCTCAGAAAGCGGCACAGTTCCTTCAGTATTCCGGAGAAGCTGCGGCATATAAATTTATCAACAAGGAAGTAAAAAGACCTTGGGGCGATACCGCAGAGGGAATTTTAGATTTCAAAGAAAGTGAGGGTAGATTGTTTTATACAATCCTCGATTCAAAAGAAGAGTGCTTAGGATATTATTATGACGGTGGTATCCACGAGCAAAAACCAGACACCAGCAAACACTATATAACTTGGGACTACAAGCACCACCACCACCAGGAGGGTGCTCAGTATCTGAATTTGTATTGTGGAGGGAAACCTATCTCTGCTTTTTGCCCGCCCCACTTACAGAGAGAGTGGGAGATCTCCCAGGAGAAAAAGAAGGCATTCGGTAATGCTATTTCCAACAGCAAGGTAAAGATAGATGATGTCTGTATTTATGATCTCATTCCT